GGCAAGCCATCATGCAGTTGGCACAACAAGCGCCTCAGCTTTATGACTTGGCCTATTTGCATAGACAAATGATTGAAACTCTGGGCATCCAGAATGCGGCAAAGCTAGTTCCGCTTGAAGAAGACGCAACTCCAAAAGACCCCATATCCGAGAACATGGATGTCCTTAATGGTAAACCCTTAAAAGCATTTATCTATCAAGACCAAGATGCTCACATTGCGGCCCATCAATCTTTCTTAGGAGACCCCAATGTTCAACAAACTATTGGTCAAAATCCGCAAGCCAATCAGATTTCTGCGGCGATGCAAGCGCATATTGCGGAGCATCTGGGATTCCAGTACAGGTCGCAAATAGAAAAACAAATGGGCGTGGTATTGCCTGCGCCGGGAGAAAAGTTACCAGAAGAGGTAGAAGTTCAATTGTCCAGACTGGTTGCTCAGGCATCGGTCCAACTCAAACAAATGAACGACCAAAAAGCGGCGCAACAAAAAGTCCAACAGCAAGCCCAAGACCCACTTGTGCAATTGCAACAAGCAGAACTTCAACTCAAGCAACAGGCGCAACAAGCCAAAACACAAAAAGACCAGGCAGATATCCAGGCAAGAATGGCCCAAGTCCAAGTGGAAAGAGAGCGAATCCAAGCCCAACAGGACACAGAAAAACTGCGTATTGCGGCAGATTTACAAAAGAGCCAAGCCAATGCAGGAAACGAAATGCAAAAAGAAAGGCTTAGGCTTGGTATTCAAACCGCAATCAAGGACGCTGAACTGAACAAAGGAAATCAATGATAGATAAATACCTAGACGCTCTAATCAAACAGTTAGACGACAAAATAAATCAAATTCAAGAAGCTCTTGGCAATGGTTCTGCCAAGGATTTTGTTGAATACAGAGCAATGTGCGGTGAGATAAAAGGTCTTCTTACTGCCCGTTTAAACATGAAAGACCTACAACAACGTGCAAAGGAATACGATGAGTGAAATTTTACTGGCAACCAATCCAGACAACCCGCAAATTATTGGTTCCATCAAAAAAACAGCAGATGAAAAAGCCAAACAACTCCCAAAACCCAGTGGATATCACATTCTTTGTGCCATTCCAGAACAGGAAAAAGAGTTTGACAGTGGATTAGTGAAGGCAGATGAGACCATTCGCAATGAAGAAACGCTGACCACAGTGTTATTTGTTGTGGCACTGGGACCAGACTGCTACAAAGACACCCATAAATTCCCGACAGGGCCTTGGTGCAAGGTAGGAGACTTCATTTTAGTCCGACCACACGCCGGTTCTCGCCTTGTAATACATGGCAAAGAGTTCCGAATGATAAACGATGACACCGTCGAGGGTACTGTTGAAGACCCACGTGGTATTAAACGCAAATAAGGAGCGTACAAATGGCTGAATTAGACAAACCAGACTTTAAATTCCCGGATGAGAAAGATTCCGAGGAGCATGATGACAAAATTTTGATTGAAATCGAGGACGATGCCCCCGAGCAAGACAAAAATAAAGACCCTTTACCCGAAAGCATCAAAGAAGAACTGTACAGCGACGAGCTGACAGACTATTCCTCTAAGGTAAAGAAGAAACTATTGCAAATGAAACGCCTGGCGCATGATGAGCGACGGGAAAAAGAGCGTGTTTACCGTGAAAACCAAGAGGCGATTAACTTAGCCAATCGTTTGGTTGAAGAAAACAAACGCTTAAAACAAAACCTGCATGAGAATCAGAGTACGTCTTTGCAAACCATTTCCAAAAATGTGGAGATGGAAATTGAAAAGGCAAAAAACGATTACAAGTCTGCATATGAGACCGGAGATACCGACAAAATCATAGAGGCGCAACAAAAATTAACAGATTTATCGCTAAAACACGATAAAGTTAAGAATTTTAGACCTGCACCGTTGCAAAACGACCAAACTTATGCTCCAATCCAACAACAACCAGCGTTTAAACCTCCACCTGTTGACCCAACTGCTGTAAGATGGCAGAAAAGCAACACTTGGTTTGGTAAGGACAAGCAAATGACAAGCATGGCGCTTGGTTTGCACGAAGAGCTGAGGGAGGAAGGTGTAATCATCGCCTCCGAAGAGTACTACAAACGCATCGATGACACGATGCGACAACGATTCCCAGAGAAATTTGAGAATGAAGAAAAGGACGAACGTCCTACAAGACCAAGCACGATAGTCGCCCCGGCTACTCGTAGCACATCACCCAAGAAGATTCGTTTAAACATATCGCAAATTGCGATAGCGAAGAAACTTGGATTAACGCCCGAGCAATATGCTCAAGCCGTACTTAAATTGGAGTCTTAACATGACCGAACAAAACAGAACACAACGTGAATTGACAAGCCGTGCTTTGACAGAGCGCCCCAAGCAGTGGACTCCGCCAGAACTTTTGCCTGAACCAGACAAAGAAGCAGGAATGTCATACAGATGGATTCGAGTTTCCATGCTTAACCAAGCTGACCCCCGAAATACCTCTTCTCGTTTTAGAGAAGGTTGGGAGCCAGTGAAGTTAGAAGAACAACCGAAGTTTAAACTGCTAGTCAATCCCGATAGTCGTTTCAAAGACAACATCGAGGTTGGCGGATTATTGTTATGCAAGACTCCTACTGAATTGGTCGAACAGCAACAAGCGTATTACGCAAATTTGACTCGACAAAATGAAGAAGCTGTTAACAATAGTTTAATGCGCCAAAGCGATGCAAGGATGCCCCTCTTTAACGAGAGAAAATCTGCGGTGAGCTTTGGTAAAGGAAATTAATTTTTAATGGAGATTTAAATGGCATATCCAATCGTACCCGCACCATACGGGTTGAAGCCGATTAATCTTATTGGCGGTCAAGTGTTTGCTGGGTCAACTCGCAAGTTGCCTATCCAGTATTCATATGCAACCAATATCTTTTACGGCGACACCGTTGTTCTATCTCGTGGTTATATCACTCGTGCATCGGTCACAACCGGCACGACTACTGACCAAGTAACAGGCGTTTTCTTGGGTGTTTCTTACACCAACCCATCAACCAAGCAACCTACTTACGCTCAAAACTACATCGCCAATACATTGGCCGGTGATGCTTTTGCAATCGTAACGGATGACCCAGACACTGTGTTCAAATCAGTTATGGTGACAACCCAAGGTGGAACAATCATAGGTTCAGCCAATACTTCATTGATTGGTCAAAACGTATCTGGTTCTAACCTAGCAGGTAACTTGAATACTGGTGACTCAAGCAACGGTATTTTGACTCCTTACGCTACACCTGTAACAACAACCTTACCTTTCCGTGTGATTGATTTGGTTCGTGATACAGCGGTTCCCCTGGGAACAGCAACTTACTCATCAATTTCTACTGCAACCATTACGACTGCCGCCGGTATTCCTAATGCATTGCCAGTTGGAACTGAAGTAGGTTCACTCGCCTCCAATGGTCAATACATTGGCTCAGGTTCATTTGTGATTGGTGCAGGCGACGGTACATCAACCGCCGCAGGTTCTACCACAATAATTTTGAACCAAGCGCCAAGTACTGCATTTGCTTCAAGTGCAACATTGGTATTTACCCAGTATCCGGAAGTTTTAGTTAAGTTCAACCAAGCGTTGCACGGCTATTACTCACCCACTTCAATCGCTTAAGGAGTAATCTAAAATGGCTATTTCACGTGCACAACTGCTTAAAGAATTACTCCCCGGATTGAATGCATTGTTCGGATTAGAGTACGCCCGCTACGGAGAAGAGCATAAAGAAATTTATGAAATCGAAACTTCTGAGCGTTCATTTGAAGAAGAGACAAAACTGTCCGGCTTCTCTGCCGCACCAGTCAAGGCCGAGGGCAATGCCATCGCTTATGACAATGCACAAGAAGCATGGACCGCTCGTTACCAACACGAAACCATCGCCCTTGGATTCTCCTTAACAGAAGAAGCCATCGAAGATAACTTGTATGACTCCTTGTCTGCACGTTATACAAAGGGTCTGGCTCGTGCAATGGCTTATACCAAGCAGGTCAAAGCCGCCGCTATTTTAAATAACGGCTTCTCTGCTCAGTATGTAGGCGGTGACGGACAACCTTTGTTCTCCACTTCACATCCATTGGTCAACGGCGGTGTTAACGCCAACACACCTTCTACTCCTGCTGACTTGAACGAAACCGCATTGGAAAATGCTGTTATCGGAATTGCCGCATGGACAGATGAGCGTGGACTTTTGATTGCCGCTAAACCCCGTAAGTTGATTGTTCCACCTGCATTACAGTTCGTTGCAACTCGTTTGCTCGAAACTAAATTGCGTGTTGGTACAAACAACAACGATATTAACGCTATCGAAAACAATGGTTCCATTCCAGAAGGTTACACAATTAACCACTTCTTGACTGCAACCAATGCATGGTTCCTGACAACTGATGTGCCTAACGGTTTCAAAATGTTCGTTCGTACACCGCTACAAAATAGCATGGACGGCGACTTTGATACCGGTAACGTGCGCTATAAGTCACGTGAGCGTTATAGCTTTGGCTATTCCGACCCACTAGGCGGATACGCATCCTACTAAAGAAACCCCCGCCGTAAAAAGCGGGGTTTTTTTTAAAAAATTGTTTGCACAAACGTTTAAACGTAGTAAACTTAAACCATCTGGGAATTCAACCTTGTTGCCACTGGCCCAGCAGACGATGCAACGATTAACAAGGTAACTTTTGCATAAGGAATTATTATGGGACGCAGTACATTTGATGGGCCAATTATTTCTGGTGATAACCGATTTGGGCCGTTAAGAGACATTGGATACACAGATTTAGTTCAGGCAACAGATATTAACTTTACAGTTACTACTCCTGGCTCTGCTGGTTATTCGGGAGGTTCTGGACAGTTTGTTTGGGGCAATTCAATACCTAACCTAAACGGACAACTATATACACCTAGTTCTACGTTTAGTACAAGTGGACCAACCACAACAACACCTACTGCCGACCCAACAGGTACAAGCGGTACTATTTACCGTGGTGTTGTTATGTATTTACCTGCCGGGTGTTCTATCAATGATTTGTTTATTGATTGCGGTGTTGTTCCAACATTGTCAACAGGAACTATTGGTAACGTATCCGTTGTTGTTGGTAACGCATTTAACACATCCACATACGCATCAACAGGAACTATTTCTGCTGTGGGTAGACAATCTTTATCAACATTCACAGATGCACAATTTGTAGCACAGGCATCTACAAGTTCTGATATACAGAACCCACAAGTTGGAACACAACCAAGCTTTTTCTCACAAGTTGTATTTACTGTATTAATTCCGTTTACGGTAGCAACAGGTGTAATATCTGCGGGTAAGTTTTATTTTACTCTGCGTTATACACAGCCTGATAACAACATTGGTACATTGACAACTTACCCTTATGGTAATTTTGATTAATTAATCTCGGAGAGCTTCGGCTCTCCTGTTTAAACATTTAGGAGATTAATTATGGCAAACGTTGTTAATACAAACAATTCGGTCAATTCAATTACTCGTAAAGCTCGTTATGAGCCATTTGACCTACAGGTTTCTCGTGGTCAAATTTCTGGTCATCAAACATTAAGTTTGTTTGGATATCAATCTGCGGTTGGGAATACAAAAATTCCCGTGTGGGAAAACGCAACTACTTATACTTATATTACAACGGCTTCAACGCTTACATTGGTAAGTAGTTCAGCTTCCGATGATAGCCTTGCAAGAATTTTAATCAATGGGTTGGATTCTAACTTTAGTCCAATCTCTGAGATATTAACGATGAACGGGACTACAGGTGTAACGACTGTTAATAGTTATTATAGAGTTAACAGTATGATAATGGTTTTGCCTGGAACCAGTCAAAGCACTAACGTAGGCACAATCACATTAAAGCAATCTTCAAATATTGTTGCACAAATTAATGCAGGAATTGGTAAGACACAAAGTACCATTTACACAGTGCCCGCAGGGTATTCATTTTATTTGGACTTTGCTGAAGTAAATACATCCAACAGTTATACATCATCCAATATTGTTACTTATTCTGTCCAAGCAATTAACAACATTAACGGCGTGAAACTAAATGTGTTACAACAACCGTTTGTTTCCATTTATACAGCAAATAGAAGCTCTGACCCATTTTTGTATTCAGAAAAAACTGATGTTCAGTGGCAATTGGTTACAAGTACAGCTACAACAATTGCGGCTGGAGTTATTATTGCCGGTAAACTAATTTCAAACGGAACTTAATATGCCAGGAGCTTGGACCCGAAAAGAAGGCAAAAACCCAAATGGCGGTTTAAACGCCAAGGGACGAGCCAGTTTGAAAGCTGAGGGTCATAACATCAAGCCTCCTCAGCCTGAAGGCGGAAGTAGAAAAGATAGTTTTTGCGCTCGAATGGAAGGCATGAAGAAAAAGCTAACTAGTGCCAAAACTGCTAGTGACCCTAATTCAAGGATTAACAAATCTTTAAAGAAATGGAAGTGCTAATATGGCTACGAAAAAAAATTACGAAGATTTATATTTTACTTCTAGTAGCAGAGACCCTTATGATTTAAGCATGTATCATGAAGAATATGATATGCCTAAACAGCCTACAACAGTAAAGGGCGAGGTTATGGATGAAGGCGGGTCAAAATATGTTGGTCCTGGCGCATCTAAAAATCCAGAAGATGAAATTGGCGGTGGTAGAGGTAAAGTAAATCCTCCCAAGGTATACAAAAAAGGCGGGAAATTAAAATCTCTTGCATCTAAAAAAGCTGATGGATGTATTACTAAAGGACATACAAAAGGACGATTTGTATAATGGACCCGATGATTGTTTGGAATGCAGTTCTATCTTTGGTAATTGGAATAATTAGTTTCTTTTTGAAAGATAAGTTTGCAGAATTAAAAAGACTTGAAATTCTGTTGAACAAAACAAGAGAGGAGGTTGCTCGTGAATACGTCACCAGTGCAGAGG